GTGTGGAATGTCGTACGTGCCATGTCCTTGAGGCCTTCTACCATATCAATGAGCTTAATCTGTTGATCGTGCATCTTCTGTGTCAGCTCCTTGTTGCTTGATGCGATAGCCGCAATGATTGCATCGTGTGACGTCTCTAGTCGGCTGATTCTGGCGTATAGCTCACGGGCCACGATGCCACCAAATACCGCCATGATTCCGCCCATGGCACTGCCAATCTTAAAAATCCAATCGGCTGTCGTTTCGCTCACTTGCGATAGCTTATGGCATTATGCATTTTTTTTATTCCCATGTTCATGGGGCAACCGTATCAAATGCATCGACTTTTTTCAATTTGTTTTGATTGTGCTAATCTATAGATATGGAGAGCAATTTTAAGAATATAGAAGATTGGCCAATTGAAAAGTTGATACCATACGCACGAAATGCACGGACTCATAGCGATAAGCAGTTGGGACAAATTGCGGCATCTATCAGCGAGTGGGGGTTTACCAATCCAATTATTGCTGATGCCTATGGGAACGTAATCGCCGGCCATGGGCGACTTTTGGCAGCTCAAAAGCTTGGCCGAACACATGTGCCGGTAAGGATTGTCAGCGACTGGCCAGACGCAAAAAAAAAGGCGTATATACTCGCCGATAATAAGCTAGCCTTAAACGCTGGGTGGGATGATGAGCTTCTTAGTCTCGAGATTGAAGAGCTAAAAGAACTTGATTTTGATATTAATTTAATAGGGTTTGAAGATTTTGAAATAGATGAAATTATCAAGGATCCAATACATTTACCACCTGTGGATATTGATGAAGTGACAGAACCCCCATTAAACCCAACCACAAAAAAAGGCGACATATGGAAACTTGGCGAACATCGGGTGATGTGTGGTGATTCTACGGTGATGACAGACGTTGAGCAGCTGATGGCCGGTGCAAAAGCGGCATTGCTTCACGCAGACCCACCATATGGAATGGGAAAAGAAAAAGATGGGGTGGCGAATGACAATTTGTACCGTGAAGATCTTGATAAATTCCAAATGGAATGGTGGGCGACGTTCCGCCCATTTCTTGAAGATAACTCAAGTGTCTATATCTGGGGTAACGCCCCCGACCTGTGGCGGCTTTGGTACAAGGCAGGGCTGGGCAGCAGCGAGAAGATAGAACTGCGGAACCAGATCGTGTGGGATAAGAAGGCAATCCCTGGGATGGCGTCGACTAATCTGACGCAGTTTCCGATTGCCACTGAGCATTGCTTGTTTTTCCAGCTCGGCAAACAGTTCCTTGACCACGTCAACGTTGACGACTTCCCCGAAACCTGGGAGCCGCTGCGGGCCTACTTGGCAGACGAAGCCAAAGCGGCAGGAGTTGGTTATTCCGAGATTAACTCGCTGTGCGGCGTGCAAATGTACAATCATTGGTTTACACGGTCACAGTTCATGTTGATCCCGGAGAAGCATTACGCCACGCTCCGGGCGAACTATGCGGGACGGTTCATCCGCCCTTGGCGTCAGCTCAAAGATGAATGGGACAAGGTGAAGGGTGGTCCAACAAGGGAGATCCAAGCCGCACGCAGCTACTTTGACAATGCGCATGATGTGATGCGCGACGTGTGGGAGTTTTCCCGGGTGACCGGCGAGGAGCGCCACGGCCACGCCACACCGAAGCCGGTGGCGATGATGGAGCGCGTGATGCTGTCGAGCCTTCCCAATGGCGGGTTGTGCGTTGAGCCGTTCGGTGGCAGCGGCAGCACGTTGATTGGTGCCGAGCGCACGGGCCGGGTCTGCTACGCCATGGAGCTGAACCCAATTTATTGCGACACCATCGTTCGAAGATGGCAGAAGATTTCCGGTAAAAAAGCCGTAAACGAGGCGACAGGGAATATTTATGACAATGAAAGAATCTGAAAAACCAATGCTGACAAAAGGGAAGAATGGCGGAGCTAGACCAGGATCGGGTCGGAAGAAATTTCAACCAACTGAATCCGAACGTAAACAGGTCGAGGCGATGGCGGGGTACGGGGTTCCATTCGATCAAATTGCCTCATTGATTCGTGACGGCATACACATTGACACGTTGCGAGCACGTTTTCAAAATGAACTCATTCGAGGAAAAGCGAAGGCCAACGCAAAAATCGGCCAAGGCATGTACGAGAAGGCGGCATCAGGCGACACCGCCGCAATGATCTGGTGGACGAAAGCACAGATGGGGTGGCGAGAACCAGCACGACAGCTCGAGCATTCTGGACGGGATGGATCCGCCATAGAGATCGAGTCACGTGACGTAGTGCCACTCAATCGTGACGAGCTAATGGCAGAATTGAAAGCACGTGGTTTACCCACGACTATATTCGGAATAGATGCGGATACCTGATGCCGACCTACTGGAGATGCTCGCCATTGCCGAGGCTCGGGAATCGTTCTGGGCTTATAGACAATTCATAAACCAAAAATTAATCAAGGGATGGTGGCAACGTGAGATGGCTATGGAGCTTCAGTCATTTTATTCTGACCTAATGGCCGGACTGCGTCCAAAGCTAGTGATCGAGGCCCCTCCCCAGCATGGTAAGTCTAGGATGGTTGTTGAGTTTGTGACGTGGATGGCCGGAAAAAATCCGGATCTAAAAACGATCTATACGTCATTCAGCGAGAGTCTTGGAATACGCGCCAACTTAACCTGTCAAAGAATCTATGACAGCGAACGATTCAGAAAAATATTCCCAGATACACGGATCAACAGTCAGAACGCTGTCACGATATCTGGGCAGACAATGCGAAATCGTGAAAAACTCGAGTACGTAGGGCGCGATGGTTTTTTTAGAAATACCACCGTGCGAGGGTCAATCACGGGGGAATCATTAGATGTGGGGATAATTGACGACCCGATTAAGGGCCGAGAAGAAGCAGGGTCAAAAGCCGTTCGAGATAAGACGTGGGATTGGTTCACCGACGACTTTTTTACCCGGTTCAGTGAGAACGCTGGAATGCTGGCAATACTGACCAGATGGCACATAGATGACCCAATAGGGCGACTACGTGAGCAGTTTGGAGATGGGGTCAAGGTCGTATCATATCCCGCTATTGCGGTACGTGATGAAAAACACAGGAAAATAGGCGACCCCCTATTCCCAGAGTTAAAAAGTCTTGACTTTTTGCTCGAGAGAAGAGCCGCCATGGCCTCAGTCAACTGGGAGGCACTATACCAACAGAACCCGCAGATACTAGGTGGTGAACTAATTAGGGGTGAGTGGTTCGGCAGGTACCGTGAATCACCCATAATCAAGTACAGAATGATATATGCTGACACCGCACAGAAGACAGCCGAGCGAAATGATTATTCCGTGCTTGAATGTTGGGGAAAAGGCGATGATGGCAAGATATATTTACTCGATATGGTTCGTGGGAAGTGGGAGGCCCCAGAGCTTGAGAGGCGGGCCATTGCATTTTGGCAGAAACATCGGGAGGCGGAGCCATCGAGATATGGACAGTTGCGACAGATGAGGATCGAGGACAAGGCGAGTGGTACCGGCCTCATCCAAGGCCTAAAGCTAAAGGCACGCATCCCCGTCGCAGGCATCCAGCGAACCAAGGACAAGTACACCCGGCTCATGGATGTTCTTGGTTACATTGAAGCGGGGTATGTTATGATCCCTGAAACTTCCGCATTCGTCAGTGACTTTGTCGCCGAATGCGAGGCGTTCACATCTGACAACAGCCACATGTACGACGACCAGGTAGACCCGATGATGGACGCCATCAATGATATGTTGGTGGCAAAAAAATCGTATGCATTCACGGAGGCGATGCTTTGAAAAAGAGAGAATCGAAAAAAATAGAATCGAAGGAACTGGTGGCGGATGGGTATCTGAATCTCATGTCCCGTACCGGCATTGGTGCGAATAACATGATTAGCCAATACACATACGGATTCACTATGTTGACCCATGACCGCATGCGACTCGAGTCGATGTATCGTGGCTCGTGGATAGTCGGAGCCGTCATCGATTCTGTCGCAGAAGACATGACACGAGGTGGGGTATCGATTACTGGCAGCATCGATCCAGACAAAATTGCAAAAATACAAACCAAGCTCACACGACTGGGTGTCTGGCGGGCTATCCTTGAATCAATAAAGTGGGGGAGACTTTACGGCGGAGCGATAGCCGCAATAGTTATTGATGGGCAAGACCCGTCCACACCACTAGACATTAGCACGGTTTCAAACGGACAGTTCCGTGGTTTAAAAGTCTATGACCGCTGGGCACTGTCAGCGAGCAATACGGTGGTTGAGTTCGGCATGGATGCCGGGCTACCAGTACACTATGACGTCATCGCAGACATTTCGACGAAGAAGCTATCAGGTGTCAGGTGGCATCATAGTAGGGTGATACGATTCGTTGGAATCCAGCTGCCAGTATGGCAGGCAATGCAAACGGAATACTGGGGCGAGTCTGTCATTGAACGGATGAACGACCGGATCGTGGCCTTTGATGCTGCGACCATGGGGGCGTCGAATCTCGTGGAGAAGGCACACCTAAGGGTACTGATGATTAAGGGCCTGCGTGATACATTTCAGGAGGGTGGTCATGCGGAAGAGATCTTGAGTCGAACATTTAATACAATGCGTCAGCTTCAAAGCAACGAGGGCCTCACCGTACTGGACGCAGAAGACTCGTATCAGCCACACAGCTATTCCTTCGGTGGGCTATCGGACATCATCC